GGATTAACTCCTACCATCAAACGTTCATACGGTTCTAAAGCCTCTGAGTACGACGTAGAGACGAAAAAAGAGCTAAGACGTAATAAGTGGCATAAAGATTTTTCCCTTTCGCCTCCGGGCCTTCTAGGGCCGTACTGCGAGAAAGACGTAGAATGGACTTATCGTATATACATTGATCGGTTAAAGAAGGTTACAGATCAAGGAAGGGTTTGGACTACTCAACAACAGCTAACGAAAGTGTTGTTTAACATGGAGAGTGCTGGAATTTCAATTGATACTGATTATGCATTACTAGCAACAGAGAAAATTGAACAGCGCAAAAAGGAAATAGAGACTGGAATTTTCGCAGCTGTAGGTGAGTTTAATATTAATAGTACACAACAGCTTTGTGAGGTATTTAATAGTAGGGGAATTTATTCTCCTGTAATGACCCCCAAAAATAAGCAATCATGGGGTGAAGCAGCCTTAGTTCAAATAGATCACCCACTAGCAGGACTAGTACGTCAGTATAGAACTCTAGAGAAACTTAGGTCTACATACCTAGAACCATGTTTAGAGACACCCGTTCTACATACATCATTCTGTAACTGGGGTACACTAACAGGTAGGCTCTCTTCACGAGGCCCAAACCTTCAGAATATTCCTAGAAACTATTTTAGATTATCTAATGGTACATTATCGGAAGAGCGTCTACAAGATGTTCGTACTAAAGTAGCCGCATTGATAGCATCAAAGGGCGGTTCAATGGAAAAATCTCTATCGGATGAAACAATTCAAACATGGGGATATCTAGGTGATGAATATTATGATGAAGAGGATACAGAACAAATATCTATTAGAAGATTGTTTGTACCGAGGCCCGAAACAACATTAGTAGCCTTTGATTATTCTCAAATGGAAGTACGAGTGTTCCTTAGTTATCTAAAGAATGATGAAATTAACGAGTTGTTACAACGATCTGATGTAGATTTCCATGCAGAAGCGGCGAAATTAGCCTTCAATGAGGACGAGGGAAGTGACAATTTTAAATTCTATCGCCAAATGGCTAAAGCAATTACCTTTGGTACTATCTATGGTATTGGTCGCAAGAAACTTGCAGTTCAATTGGGGACAACACCCTTAGAAGCAGGGAGATATAAGAAACAATACTTTGCTGGTTTGAAAGGATCGAAAGAATTCTTTGATTCAGTCGTACAAACCGTAGAAATGCGGGGTTGGATTAGAAATAGATACGGTAGAATATACAGAATACAATCTGACTTAGGTTATAAAGGTGTAAATTATCTTGTTCAGGGTACTAGTGCAGACATTTTAAGCGAACGAATGATTGAAGTAGCTAATTATCTATCCGATAAGAAAAGTCGTATGCTATTACAGGTTCATGATGAAATCATTTGTGAAATCTATAACGATGAACTCGATGAAGCACCTGTTCGTATAAAGGAAATATTAGAGTATAACAGTTTAAATATCCCTTTGTACGTCGATATGGAGATATGTAACCCATCATGGGCCACAAAAAAGGACTTGACAATTAAAGAAGAGTATGATATACTTAATGATATAGATTGGGACTAGGCTCCGTGGTGGAATTGGTATACACAGCAGACTTAAAATCTGCCGCTTAATAAGCATACAGGTTCAAATCCTGTCGGGGCCACCAAAAAATACTAAATAAAAGGAGATAGACAATATGAAAAGGAATATTAGAATTATTGCGGGGGTTACAGGTGCGGTAGCAGCTATTGCGACTGGAATTTATGCATCATGGAAATGGAATACAATATATCAGAACCATAAGAATCTCAAGCGGGAGATTAATGCAATTCCATATGAAATAGAAAGGGCTAAAATAGTTTAAATTATGAGATTTGTGATTAAATGCAAAGTTAAAGATTTAAAAACAGCCATAACAAAAGCGTGGACAATGGAAAAATATAACCAGAATAGAAAAGGGGGATAAATATGGCTAAGGTAAGTATGCATTTGGGCTTTACGTTTCGTATAGGTGAATTAAGTACCAACCAATATGCACGAGTAGATTTAAATGTCGATCAGATTGACACAGAAGTTCCGGTTGATGCGCAATTAGCGGAAGTAAAAGATACAGCAACTAAGATATGGGACTTTATTCAAGGAGAAGTTGATAGTAAAATTGAGGCGGTGTTAGATGCAGGATCAAATGCTTAAATATGAAATGTCCAGAGCCAATGTATTAGAAGATGTTTTAGCGGAACGAGAACGTCAGGATGTCATGTACGGGGATCAAGTAGGTCATTCAGATGAATATTGGAATGTGATTGCCACAGAAGAAAACGGAGAAGTAGCAAGGGCTATATGGGAAAAAGACAATGGTCATATGTATGAAGAAATTATTCAAGCTTGTGCGGTTTACTTTGCATGGGCTGAAGCTATAAGACGACGTACCAAACAGGAGGACGCATGAAAAATACTGCGGAAGAAGTAATTGAATCATTACTGCAAAGTAAGACAATGAATTTACAGAGGGGGGATAGTACGGAGTTTGCGTTTGGGAGAATCCCCTTTGATATTCCGGTTCTTGATAAGTTAACTGGGGGTGGCATCCCGAAAAAACGAATGACCATTCTGTATGGGCCTACGAATGTTGGGAAGTCATATCTAGCCTCACAAGTAATTGTCAATGCTCAGAAGATTGATGGTACGACAGCATGGGTAGATACTGAATTATCATGGGATTCTAAGTGGATGAAGAAATGTGGGGTTGATACGACGAATGTTATGGTATCACAACCTGTTAGTGGAGAAGAGGCAATGGATACAATACGAGAGTTAATGAGGGCGGGGGTAGATGTCATTGTTCTTGACAGTATTGCAGGACTTGTACCTACAGCCGTACATGATGAAGACTTTTCGTATAATCCTATGGCATGGCAAGCCCGTTTTGTGAACAGTTCCTTGCCAAGACTTCTTCCCAATCTTAAACATGGATCAGCTTTTGTAGCAGTGAACCAAGTTAGAAGTAGTATCGGGCCAGTAGCATTGGATAATATGCCGGGGGGTTTGGCCCAAGCCTTCTTTGCTCATTTTCTATTACAAGTTAGGCGAAGCGGATGGATTAAAGAGGGGAAAACTAATGTTGGTTTCGATATGGAAGTTCGTTTACGTAAAAGTAAAGTAGGTGGTGAGAGTTGGAAGTCGGCTACTGTACCCTTTAGAGTAGAGGGGGGGATTGATGTAACAGAAAGTTATATACGAGATGGTATTGAGAAGAAACTAATTAGTCAATCAGGCCCGTGGTATACTTTTGGTAATGATAAAGCTATGGGAATGAATGGTCTTCGTAAATTATTCGTTGAAAATGAACCCCTGTTTAGGAAATTACAAAATGAACTTGCTTCCTAAAGATTATACTAAACAAGAGGAATTGATAGCTTTAGCGTTAGATGACTTAGGGATGCGGTATGACCAACAGTATATAATACGTCCTTACACCCTTGATTTTTATCTTCCTGAGATTAAGATGTGTATTGAGGCAGACGGAATTTATGGGCATTCACGCAAACGAGATGTAAAACGAGATTTAGCTTTGATACAAACTACTAAAATTGAGTATATTTTACGAGTTAAACATACTAAGTATTTAGAAATTAAGGAGACAATATGGCAGGCATTAAACAATTTGGGGGAAGTCCCAAATCAAAAAAACCCAGAAAAGCCTCTAAACCCAGAGTTAAAAACCAAGATAGGTGGTTCCTAAAAAGTTTAGATTCAGTTCTAGGGTACACACGCCCATGGAAAGCCGTACAGAAATTCTATCCTTCGATGTTAGGCAACCCATGTGATAGGTATTTATACTATGCATTTCATGGGGGGTTGGGAAACCAAGAAATTAACCCCCAGACCCAACGTATTTTTGATACGGGGTCTTCATTGGAGACACGCATGGATAAATATCTACGTAAGGCGGGTATTTTCCTAGCTTCAGAGCAAACAGTTAAGCTAGAGAGTCCCCCAATTTCTGGAAGATATGATTTTCTCATTCGATATAAAAATACGGATAGGGCAATTATAGAATTGAAGTCAATTAATACACGCGGTTTTGAAGCATTAATAGATAGTCCAAAAAGTGACCACAGTGTACAACTCCAGATATATTTAAATCTGTTAGGGGTTAAAAATGGTATTGTAGTATATGAAAATAAAAATGATCAAGAGTTGAAGGCGTTTAAAGTGCAGCAAAATGCGGATGAATGGGGAGCGATTTTAGAACGGTGTATTAAAATACAGAATATGTCTGTAAATGATGTGCCTACTGGTTGTACAGGTGCTTTTTATTGTGCTTGTAGAGAGGTTAAACAATGAAAATGGAAATTAAACAGACAGCTTGGAATCCAATTAAGGCGTTAGCCAATGCTCAACGAAGTGTTGATGAGGTAAATGTGCCACCTTTTCAAACCAATCTTACAGAACGAGAAGGTTTAGAGTTTGCAAATCTAATGAATTATGACAATCGAAAATTAGAAGAGTTTCTAATAGCTTACGGAGGGTATAGAGCCTATCTAGAAGCCCATGTTGCAGATAGTGAAGCTAAGAAGAAAGCCTTAGAAGCTGCTTTTGATGAGGGATATTCAACAGCCATCTATAGAATTGCAACTGAACGAGAGGAAGCGGGGCAAAAAAAGTTTACTAGGGAGGAAATTAGAGGCGCCGCTTTAAGTACTTATGAATCCCTAAAGGAATTACGTCAAGAAATTATAGAACAGACGGCAATACAGCAAAAAATGGGTGGGTTGTTAAATGCTTATAAAGCTGCTTATGATGCTGTTTCTCGTATAGTAACATTACGTACCTTTGGGGAATCTCGAAATGGGGGATAAAATATATTATCTTGGGTTGGATTGTTCTAGTAAAGCAATTCATGGAATTATCCTTGATCAAGAAGAAAACATAGTTGGTCAGTATAAATGGGCCAGCAAAGATAAAAATTCTGAGCAGAGATTGCTCGATTTTAGTAAGGATTTTTTGGCTGAACTTAGTACAATAACTTATACCCTTTTACGTAAGAGGAAAGGTGGGATGAAAGCTGCTGTTGAATCAGCGATTTTTATTCAAAACCCCAAAGCAACTATCGCAATCGCTTCGGTGGTTGGGGTAGTTCGTTTTATTTGTATGCTGGTGGGAATTAAATGTTGTCATGTAGATAATACTAAGTGGAAACGAGATGTGGTTGGGAAAGGGAATTGTTCTAAACAGGATATTAAAGCTTTCGCTATCAATAAATGGGGAGATATATTCAAAGAACAAGATTATGCAGATGCGGCTTGTATAGCCCTCTGGAAAAAGAAGGAGAAAGATAATGGCAAAGGATGAACTAGTATTTAGATTTAATGAGAAGTACGAAAAACATTTAGATTATGAGGATAAACTGCCTGAAGGAGTTACTGAGGAAGATGTTCAAGCCGAATTTGGGAAACTTGTATGGTGTGATTTCTATGATTGCTTTTGGAATAAGCGAGTAGATAATTTACAGCGAACGTGGGGAACAATTACAAACCAGCCTGCTTATGAACCGATTGGTTCTAACCCAACAGATGCAGTTTTCCAAGGAATTTGTAGTAAACCTAATGAAATTGCACTGCGTTTTAGAACAATAAGAACAACCACAGGTATGAGTCAAGATGTTCCCTATTGTTTTGTTGCTGCAAAGAATGGTAAGCTTGGACATATGGATTTTTCTAAGCTGCTTCAGCCTAATATGACACCTTACGGAGGCAACATAGACTCGCAATCGGGAGATCAAAGCTATACTAATGAAACGTTCCATGCCTAAACGTTTACCAGAAGAACTTAAAATCAAAGCAATGGAGTTATATCTTGTAGGAGATACGACGGCAGAGGATATTGCAATAGAACTGAAACGTATTTTTGATATTCAAGTGGCAGTATCTACGATATATACATGGATTAAAACAGAAAAATGGAAAGATACGAAACTAGCCACCCGTGCTGATGCTATTGCACAAGTACAGGAGTCTGAAACACAAAGATACGCTAGATTACAAACAGAACATTTAACTGAATTTGAATCATTACGACATAAAGCGGCACATGAATTAACAGGATTGAGTTTTACTCGTGCCTTTGATGCCGCTAAAGCCCTTGATTTAGGTATTCAAGGGGAACGTCAAGTAATGGAAGGAATGATTAATCTTCAATTTGTACAGGATGTTATGTCTGTGTTGATTGAAGAAATACAAAGTACTGAGATTTTGGATCGGGTAGCGTTTAAACTTAAAACATTAGTACAAAAGGATGCAAATGACTAAAGAAGTGACAACAGTTGACAAAGCGTTTGAAATGCTGTATACTGGGCTTCAAGCCCATACTTCAACGCAGATCGGTAGTTTCGGGGATTTCTTACTAAACATATGGTCACAAGGATTTGACCACCCTGAATATTTTAATGCGTGGCATATAGGAGTTATAGCAGATGATATAGAACAATGTCTAGAAGATGGTAAAAATTATGTATGTGTATTACCTAGATTCCATTTTAAATCTACAGTATTAGGTCATGCCTTTAGTGTATGGAGATTGTTAAAAGCTACACGAGATATGTCAGTTTTATACTTATCGTATAGTGATGGCATGGCTAAGTATCATATCAATGAAATTAACAAAGCTGTTCAACGTAACCCAATTTTATCGGAAATGTTAGTAAATAGAACACCGAAAGCAGATTTTTCTTTTAGATACCATTTACAAAATAAACCTGTTGATATTATGCACGGGGGTTTATTTTCATTTAAGAGGGGGATGCATGTTAATGGTGCG